AATTTGATGACCTCGGCGAATCTGACGATACTGCTCCGGGGCGAATCCTAAAAGGAGACGCGTTCGGCGACGTTCTAGTCGACATGAAGCGGATGTGGGTGGGAAGAACTCGGAGGACTACCCATTATGGGGATCCGGAAGAGCCCGCTCGGCCTACAAGAGGTCGAGCTCCTTGTCCAGCTAATCTATGACGTCCATCTCTCCTGCGGTTCCAGTCTGCAGAGCGCACAGCGCGATGCCGTACGGGTCCGCAGGCGCTTCGCGAAGGAAGGTTTCGGTTTCCTCTCAAAAGCTCTACCCCGCTTGGGGAAGGCTCTAGATCGGGCTGCCGAGACCGGAGTGCTTGAAATTCCGGACGGTTTCAAACCGTTCGGGAAAACGAAGATACCCGCATTTCTGCGCGGCCTCTTCTCACTCCTCTTCGACGAAGATGGTGACCTGAGAGCTGAATGGCGAGTCAACACAGTTCGCGGTTTAGATGCCACGAATTGCGTCCCCGCCGACGAGTACTCAGCATTTGCGGGTATCCGTCAGATCTGCTTCATGTTTTACAAACAGGAGGCAGAGTATGAAGCGTCCGTTACCAGACGGTTTCTGGACACTTTTACTGAAGTTGATTCAAGTTTACCTGATCATCTTCATCTTGACAGTGTTCTACTGCGTGCTTCTCAGTATTTAGAGGAGCTTTTTGCAGAGTTCGACCCGCTAGATGTGCAACCCCAGCATGGGCCGGGGGCAGTCGCCACACGAGAGCGCGGTAATGAGAAGTACGTATTTCGAAGGAAGTACGAACCTATCCACGCGGTTTACCCCTATTACTCCCACTTTATGGTGGGGATGGGAAGGGAACTGCGCGACCGACTCGAGTGGTATAAGGGGCTCGAGCCTACCGAATACGGTACAGCCCGAGTTACTCTCGTGCCAAAAGACTCGAGAGGCCCAAGGTTGATCTCTATGGAACCACTAGAATATCAGTGGATCCAGCAGGGACTTCGTAAGGCAATGTATCGCCACATAGAGGACCATCCCCTCACAAAAGGGTTTGTGTTCTTCACGTGGGCGGATACCCATCGTGATCTAGCGTGTAGTTCTTCTCTTACGAGAGACTATGCGACGATAGACATGAAGGACGCCTCCGACCGAATCTCCCTTGCACTTGTGCGCGCGATCTTTCCAGATCACGTGCTTAGGTGTTTAGAGGCTACCCGGTCTAGGGACACCGTGCTGCCAGATGGCAGGGTTGTCACCTTGAAAAAGTTCGCTCCGATGGGG